AGACTTGATAAGCTCATCAAGCGTTACCTCACGTTCTTCTCCGGCTGCTTTAACCAGATACGTGGGCTGCTCTTGCTCCTCACCGTCATCTTCCTGTTCTACCTCAGATTCCTCTGATTCGGCATCGCTTTCGTTAGCTTCTGAATCCGGTTCTGGTTGTCCTTGTTGGGAGCCATCTTCCCGATTCATCATGCTCAAGAAAGCGTTAGCTGCACCTTCTACCGTCAACTCTGCATTTCCCTGTTCGGGAGTCGTGCTTTGAGTATCGCTCATTTATGTTTCCTTAATTATATCGCCAACCGGACGATTCGGACTACAAAATCTTAAACTTTTTTGCATCAATTAGCTTTTGATCCGCTAACCCTTGAATGTGATTATCAATAGACTCTAAGACTCTTAGACGCATATATGCTTGCTCACGTATTTCTACATCGTTATAGTCGCTATTTAAGAACTTAGTCATCTCTACACCTCTGAGTTCTTCCATCATCTCTTTGAAGACGTCATCTCTTAGCAGGTTAATACCCCATTCCGATTTATTCATTACATACCTTTAGTCAGAGAGCCTAGTTCACGTAGAGCCTTCAACGTCAACTCAGTCTGCTTGTTCTTCGTAGCCTCGTCAGCCAAGTCCATAGCCAGTACAGCTTGCAATTGCTTAACTGCTAACTCAGCTTCCTTAATACGCAACTCAGCCGAGTCCTTCTGGTTCTTCATATTGATTTCTATGCCCTTGCGGGTAAATTCGGCTTCAAGTGTCTGCCTCTCAAGGTCAAGCTTCGCCGCATCAATCTGAGCTTTAGCTTGTGTCTTTTCTCTTTCGACCTGAGCCAGCATCTCAGCAACCTGAGCCTGTGCGTCTGGGGATGGAGGCTGTGGCTGAGACAATTGAGCATTTTGCTCTGGCGTAATTTCATTCATGAACTCGTTAGCATCTTTGAAACCTGCCGACTCAATAAACTTCGCAAGCGTGTTGCGATACTGACCGATAGATACTAAAGGATTAGATGCACCATACTGCTGAATGATCTGCTCTTGCTTCGCTAGAACCATCTGCAACATAGCTAACTTCTGATCTCTATCGCCTGAGCCTAGACCAACATTAACGCTAATATCGTACTGATTAGCCCACGTTCTAGGATCAAACTGAACATACTTGCCACGCATACGAACGACTCTAGGTTTGTCCTGATACTTGCCCAATAGATGCAAGATGCCCTTAAACAGACTCTTTACACCTGTCTCAGCAAAGATACGAGCGATTAACTCTAGCTTGCCTGAGTTTGACTTCATCATCGCAGCCACCGCAGTAGCCGTTACATTGCTCAATACGTCTGGATCAAGTCCTGCCTGAGAGTCACTAACACCTGTACGTTTAGCCTGTACCGCATCCAAGTATTCCAGCATAGGCATTGCTTGCCCGAATGTACTCTGCACCGTTAGCGGAACCAGAGCGTTCGGATTCTTCATGCGGATTACGCCACCAGCCGTACTGTTAAGCAAGTCATCCACATTAACCTGACCATCAACATAACCAACACGAGCATTATTAGTCAGGTACAGGTTATCTAGGCTTTGTCGTGTAATCGTGGACTTTTGGAGCTGAATATCCATCGTCCTGTCAGCCAGAGATTGACCGAAGAACTTGTGCGGAATAGGAATAGGACAGATAGAATGAAATGGAACATAGTCTGTTTCCTCATCTTCCAATATCTCAGAACCGCAATAGACAATACGCCTTAACTCAGCAATACCGTCATCATCTTCATCAATACGTATATAGCACTCGTATACCTCAACAGTCTCCATCGAAAAATCTAGGCTATTGTTCTGGTCTGGCTGTTCACCGTTAGGGAATCGTGCAATACGCTCAGAGCTAAACTCTAAATCATTGTAGCTAGCCAAGTCATCGACTACCTTCTGATCGTAGCCAATAGCCACCAACTCAGAACGAGTCATCAGCCTACGATGGGCTACAAAGTTAGCCTCCTCAATGTTACGAGCAGACTTAGCAATTAGGAACTCCTCTGGAGGTACATTCTCAATCTTTACCTGACCTGATTCTTCAGTACGTTGTACATACACTTCGTAGCTAGGAATCTGTATGACATTGCCCATCATGTCCGACATTTCCGTATATTCTATTTCCTGCTTGACAACTTTAAGCGACTGATCCGATAGCAACAGAGCTAACTCATCCTCAGTAAGATTCTTATACTCTTCCTTCGTTACATCTGTTTTCTGATCCCAATACGATTTAACTACGCCTACCTTCTGTAGCAGAGCGTCCTTAAACCAGTTATGTAGGATGATTAGACCGTCATTGTCACGATAGAAAGCCCAGTTACAGTAGTCAGTAGCCTGTTTAGCTGACTCTTCGTCTTGTTGACCTCTGGGCTCGAAGTAGACAATATCCTCAGTCGTGGTAAATACACGCATTAACTGTGGCAATGCACCATCGATAGCCTCAGCTACCTCACCTGTAACTATCGAGCTACGACCTTCACGCTCATTACCGTAAGGCTGACGTAAGTAATACTCTAGTGCCCTCGTTCTATCTTCGGTAGTCTCTGAGTCAAGATAGCCGATTGCATTATCAATCTCATTCTCGATAATGCTTTTAACTTTGCCTTCGTCCATCATAATGCGTTCCTCTTAGGATTTTCGCAATTATACAATCCATTTTGTATTATTGGGCAATTCTGACTGCCATGAAGTTTCATTATCGTCAAGACTTATCGCTAAGTACCTAAAAGCGTCTGAAGCATGGCTAGACCAATCATGTAACGGCTTGTCGTAGAACACTTGCTGACGCTCGTTGTACTCTCTACGGTAGTTCCTGAGCGCATCTAGACCTTGCTTAGTCTTATGATCGAACCAGCATTGTGGCAATAGCCTTCTAACTGCTTGTATGCCGTCTGCAATCGATAAACGAGGAGCTACAGTTATATCGAGTCCAGCTTCGCTTAAAACCTCTCTACGGCTCTTTCCTGTGCCTAGCTCTCTGACTTCGACGTCATGAGGTAAGAACTGCGTGTAGCCTTCGTAGCCGTTATCTTTGAGCCACGATACATACCAATCCAGACCGACTCCGTGGTTTTCCGTGAAGTCAATGAGTCGTACCTCTTTTCCCACCACCTGAGCAACCCACAGACTAGTAGAATCAGACATCCCCAAGTCCCAAGCAACATAAGAGCGACACAAGTCATCACGTTCAATAGTGGTGATCCTGTTCTTAGCCTCAAGATTGTTGATAATCTGCCCAAAGTAGCTCCCTTCAATGGCGGCATTAAAACTGCACTCAAATTCCTGATTATACTTATCGTCCCCCATTTCCTTACGAGCATCCCAAAGTTCTTTCTCCGCTAGTATCCCTGTATCACTAGCCTTGAACTCAAGTAGCTTCCAGCCTTCAGCAGTCTTAGCCCTGTCTCTGAACTCTGCGAAATGGTTGCGTCCTTTAGGTGTACCAATGAATAAGCACCACGTAGGAGCCTCGTCTGTGTTCCTGTCCGCTAGTGCTGGTCTAATGACCTCGTTCCATATCTTAGGGTTCTGGTCACCTATTTCATCAAGAATAACGCCATCGAAATACTGCCCCCTAAGGCTATCAGCATTATCGCTACCGTACAGGCTAATCCTACGACCCCAAAAGTCAACTCTAAGCTCTGAGATATTAGCAACAGCCCCAAGAGGACGAGTAAATTCCAGCAGGTAATCCCATGCCACACGTTTGGATTGAGCATAAGTCGGAGCAATGTAGGCAAATCGTGGGTTTGGTTTCTGGCACTCAATGGCAGCCTTGATTAGATGGTTAATCGCACTAACAGTCTTGCCCATCCTTCGATGAGCTACTACGACTGTAAACCTGTGATTGTCTACCGCCTCATGAATAGCTATCTGCTGCTCACGTGGTTTATAAGGAATGACTACTTCTGCCATGTAACCACATGCTGCTGAGGAGCACCGTCAACACCTGTAACCTCAGTCCTAGCCAGCTTAGGTATATGGTACTCACTCATCTTAAGCATAATGTCCAATGCCTTATAAGGATCAGGCTTCAGTCCTAAGACTTCATCCCCCTCTGCCACCCTTTGCAGCCACCTGTCCATGTAAGCACTATTGCGATTTAATAGCTCTGCAATAGCCTCTCTTACGACCTTAGTAGACTTATTAACTGCCCCTTTAGGTCTGCCTTTGCCAAATCCATTCTCTTGGCTTTCATTTTCTATTTTATGATCTTCTGTTTCCATTTTTGCATTATCCTCTGGATGTCATGCTTACTTATTAAACACGCCTCTTTGTCGTTTTTGTATTGGTGTATTAGGGTCAATGCTAGAACTTATTATTGGTTTATTAGCAACTGATTTAGTTACTGGTTTAGATTTATACAATTGAGTGAATTCTGCATTAGGACTTACTAAATATGAAATACCATGCTCATCAACCATTTCAACAGCTTTGTACCCTAAATTCTTTGATACCTGTCCTCTTAATCTTTGCGCCTCAAAACTAGCCTCGCTTAAATCAGATTTCTTAAAAGCATTTTTTATAATTTCATCAGGATATTCAAATGTATTTTTATCATTAATTACAATATCGTAAACTTTATCAAATAAATTTTTATCGTTTTTTAAATCTGGTCTAGCTTTTAAAAGTGCATTTTTTACTTTAGTAATTGGTAACGAATTCAAATCTTGCTGTTTTAATATCTGATTTTCTGGTATATCTGTATAATAAACTGATCCACCTCCATGAGATTTAGCAGATTGCAATTCACCGCTACCAAACACACCACCAAAAATATCATTCCCCTTGTAATTTTCTTCTACTTTATACATAGGAGATTCATCATAACTTCCCCTATATATTCTTTTTGTTGGGTTTATAGTTCCAGCAAATCCGCTACCTGCTTGCATTGCTTGCTGACCATACGGACTATTAATCCATGCACCTGATGCCATTTCCTGAGCAGTTCTAGGTTCACCCAATAGACCAACTCCAGCACGTTGACGAGCCTCACTACCTAACTGAG